AAATAAAGAGCAGTTTTATATCCTACTCAGGATATTTGGGATCATTTCATTATCCAATATTTAATATAGGATAATAAGAATACAAATCCCCAAAGAATTACTATTGTCATGTTACTAGTATTAAGTAAATAAATATTACATTTTAAAATCCCCAACCATCCGGTTCATCAAAATCTTCATTTCTTCTATAAGAGTCCATGAGTTCTCTATAGAAAGACTTTAATGTTTTCCTTTTAGGTTTAGGAGCAACAGTTTTTACTCTCATGCTTTTAATAAGCATTTTGAGAGTATTTCTAAGATGGTTGATATCCATGTCATCCACGGATATCTTTTGACCATCTTTTGTTGTCCAATATACTTTGTCTTCTTCCATGATTACAAGGTTATAATCATTACGGGAATATCATTTTTATCAAGTATACGTTTTACTTGTTTGCCATTAGCATACTTAACATATTGTACCTTAGTTAACTTACCTTGGAACACTTCAATCATAGTTTTAAAAATCATAGTAAATAGATTTAGTTAGTTTATTTTTTTGAGGACTTGCCTGTGCTAGGTACACAGGACTTGGGTGTTAATAATAATAATATTGATTGTGCTCAATATTTGAAGCATAGACAAGAGTGTAACAATATCCTACATTGCTACTAGACCGCTGAGTCATCACTTGAATAAACTGAATTCCACTTCAGTCAGCTATATTCTCCCAAGTGGAATCTTGTGAAGGAGAATAGATAAATGACATACCACATATTACTGCTGTGGTCAACAGGATCACACTGCCAGATTGCTCCCGTGTATAAAACTGTCTAGTTTAAATTAAACTCACATAGCTTTATCATTATGCTATATGTAAAATACCTGATTTTTAAGTCTGCACTAACTTTGGATTATAAATGACTGCATAGAAAGGTGTTTCCTTTCTTCATTTACTTAGCACTATATATACATTTGCAGAGTATATATAGAACCCAATAGTAGCCCCACAGGTTTGTCACTGTTTGCTAACAGTAAGGAGAGTAATTTATAGTCTTACTCAGGACTAATACTTTAGTATCATCAGAAGGTTCTAGTTTACTTACACTCATAAACCTACAATTTGAGATGCCATTACAGGATATCTTTAATTGTCATATAACCCTTTTGTTTATTACACGGTGGTCAACCCGTGGAATCAAGAACCTATCTAGTATAGGATTACCTGCATATCAGTGCAAGTTTTACCAGTGAATAATTAACTAGAATGTATAGTATAGACTACGGTGCAAGAGAGTAGTCTGGTGTTGTTACTTCATACATATCTGAATGAAGATACTTTACATTTAGCTGTGAAAGAGTCTCGGGAGTTTCAAATCCTCTAATAGCAAGTATACCTACCCATATATACTGTAATGCATATGTATTAGGAAAGTTACTTAATGCTTTCTTCTCTTCTGAAGTAAGTGTAATTACTGTTGTCTTAGTTGCCATTGTATATTGTTTAAGTTGATTACTTAATAGGCACTTAGCTATATAAAATCTTTTAATATACTAGTATATAATATAGTATATATTAAGTATGATATATAGGTAAGGAAGTAGATAGAGGTTAATAATCAAGTACTTACACTAACTTATTTAAACTAAAATACACGCGCGCGTAGTAGTTTTAATTAAATAATTAGCATAACATACAATATACCACCAACCTGCAAGTATCAAGTATCAAGTATATGGTTATCATTGTCTCTATTCACGTACATATGCCATATAATAATTTTTAAAATATTATATTTCATCTGTATAGGTTTCTGCTTGTCGCACTTTATCAGAAGTGCAACAATCTATTTATGTTAGGGGCTAGAAGATAGAGGGAAGAAAAGAAAGTTGTAGGTTGGAAAAAATAAAAGAGTGACTCGTATGAGCCACTCTTATATTTTCCAGCAAGGTTACAGATTTTATCTGTTACCTTTCTTGGTTGCTGTTGGAACATCAGCATCCAAGTTAGCATCTTCAGATGCATTTGTTTCATCTGCTGATGAAGCAAAGTTTTCTTCAGAGTCTTCTGAAGAATCATCATCATCATCAAGCAAGGATTGCGCAGAAGATGATATCACAGATTTATCTGTGTAAGATTTAGCAAGTTCACTTGCTATGGACTGACCTAAGTCAGCTCCCAAGCTCTTGGCAACAAGAGCATCAAAATTAAGGTTCTCTTTGTCGAGAGACCAAGAGCCTTTATTTTTGCCACTTTGTGCTTGGTACAAAGGGTGCCAGTTATTCTTACCCGGCATAGGGTAAGAAGTGAACAATAATGGAACTTTGTTTCCATTGTTGTCCAAGATGGCTGTGCCATCTATTTCACTTTTAAAGGCAGGTTCCTGTCCTTTAGAAGTATAATTAGCAGCAACGAAGTTGGCTAATTCAGTTGAAGTTCCCCGAACTTCATAAATGGCTAGGGAGCCTCCCTTGCCAGTTCTTAGAAATTTTGCAGTTAGCATAAATTTATAAATTAAAAGGTTAATAAACCTTTTATGTTAAGGGCTAGAAAAAAGAGGGAAAAAAATACTGAAAGGAACTTTCAGTATTTCAGACCTAATAGGATTTTATTCTGTTAGGTCTTCATTGTATTGGAATTCATCAGGGCTTCCCTGATTAATCCAATTATAGATTTCTGCCTCATAGGCATAATCTATTACTTTGCCATCTTTGAAAAAGATTGCATAAGTCTTTCGGCCCTCATGTTCATCTTGAGGGACTATTGTACCTGTTAACAGGTAGAATGCAAAAATTAATTTTGTTAGCATAACTAAATTGATTTACTTAAAATTTATTTTAAGTTAAGGGCTAGCAATAGAGGGAAAAAAAGAGGATATATAATATCCTCTCCAGCAATCACAGGAAGAAATCTTTTCTTTCGCCAAGGGTGATTGCATAGTAATCTTCGTCAGGAGTAGAGACAACAAGGAGATGTAAGTGGTACCGTTGTCCATATCTCTTGACAAGATATGTTTTCTCGCCCTCAGTAAGCTGTGAATACCTGTAAGGTATGCGCCAGTCTACTGCAGGGTAGCCTCCTACATTAATAATTTTTAATGTAGGAAATTTGGGAAATTCAATAGAATTTTTCATAGATAATAAATTTAATTTATTATGTGTTTAGGGCTAGACAATAAAAAAAGGGAATTTACTTCCCTTTTGAAAGGGAGTTTTACTTCCCTTTCTTGTTAGATGATGTAGGTTTACCTACCATCAGCTCACCATGCGTGTATACATGGTATACATAAGTGGTGCCTTTAGCAGAGGTAGTAGACTTAAAGTCACAAACATAGAATGTTTTGGCTTTTAGTTTAATGCCTTTGCATTTGGATTTGGCTATCACAAAAGGCTTGAGGCCGTTGGGATAGAAGATCCAACTAGTTTTAGAATTAGGGTTAGCAATAACCCTGGTTGTAATACTATTCATAAGATATAATTTATAATTCTATTTTATGACAAGGGCTAGCAGACCAAGCTGTGTTATGTCAGAGCCTGTGATGACATAGCAGCTAGATGTAGCAGGCATAGCATGCTACAGCCAATAGAAACATTTTCTGCCAAGAAAATTTTCTAAGACAGATGGTCAAATGTGTTTGGCCAGCTGGATTGACTGGGGGGTACCACCAGCCGAGCGGAGGCCCGGGGGGGCCAGAGGGAGGATCCATCACATTCTCTAGAATAAAATAATTTTACCCCCGTTTGGAATTTAAAAATTTAGTTTTACATTTGTTATGTTATTTTGTTTAAGTTATAAATAGCACAAAGGTCTGGAGTTGAAAGCCCGGGCCTTTGTTATTTTATTTATATTTGTTATATGGAAAAATGGAAACTATTTGTCCTATATGTATTAGGTGTATGTGTAGGAGTTGCTATTGGGTATATGATGTCTGGGTGTAAGTCTACCCAGAAGTGTGATGCCTATAGTAAGTGTGCAAAATAATTTGTATATTAGTATATGAAGAAGATTGACATGGGCAAGTATATAGTACTCATTGGTAATGATGCCACTGAGATATTTGACTATTACAATGTCCCGGAAATGCATGGTCTAAACCGTCAGGATGCACAAGCTGAAGAAGTAGACAAGACTAAGGGTAATGGAGTTTACATATATGGGTGGACTAACTATGACCCCGCGGATAAGAAGTTAACAGCTAAAGCTCCATACAAACCATTCTTGTTTTTGAACATGGGTACTTTCAAGAAGTATAATCCTACAGAAAAAGCGACAGCTGTTATGCATGAAACTATGCACATGAGTATTCTACTAAATAACGGGGATATCAAAGACAAAGAAGAAGAGGCTATTGGATTTGCTGAAGAACAAGCAAACAAGATCATAGAGAAACTAAAGACTACTAAGGTAGAAACTCCAAAGAAGAATTTCTTCTCAAGAAAGTGAAAATATATTTTGATCACATTAATGGTTTTGGTAAAGTAAGTGATCTAGAGATTATAGTGAATTGTGCTTATGGTATACTAGAAGAAAATGAATCTTCTATAGATGCACTTAAAGAAGGATGGATTCCCTGGGAGGGGAAGTGGTACAATGAAAGAAGTACACGAATAGATCTAGCAGAATACAAGCCAACTAAAACTACAAAGAAATTATCCAAAAGAATTATACTAGAACACGGGGATGTTGCTGGTAACCTAGAAGCTTACATGGAGTTGTATGATAAGTATTGTACACACCATGGATTCAAGCGGGATATTAAACTAGAATCTTTTAAGGATTGCAATGTCATAGAGTACTGGGCAGATACATTGGTGGGAATTAGTTTATATAAACAGTTTGATACACAATTTGTAGCATACCAGTTTATATGGGATTATGCTGACCCTAAACTTTCTCTAGGAACTGTAGCACAAATGTATGAATGTGAAACTGCTAAGTTACTTGGCTGTGAATATGTATATTTGTTGGGGGGATATGAGAAGTGCTGTCTGTATAAATCAAACTATTCAGGGTTTGAATTCTGGACAGGGAAAGAGTGGAGTAAAGATATTGAACTTTACACAAGACTAGTAGAAAGGGATGAGCAAATTAAGATAGAGAATTATGATCTATGAACCAACCAATAGAGTAGAAGTAAACACACCAAAAGGCCCGGGGGTTATTTGGTTAGTAACTGACTACGGGCATGAAACAGATACTATATACACTGTGATTCTAAATGATACGGGAGAGTTCTGGCAGTTTACTCACAAAGACATAAGGGCAAAAAACAATATTACATATAACCGGGTAATAAAAAATTAAGTATATTATATAGTACTTAATAATTTATATCATGGCAAAAATAAAAGAACTTACTACAAAACTAGAGGCATCTAAAGTATCTCGTCCAGGCGTACATGCTAAAGCAAAAACTAGTAATTTAAAATCTAGTAAAAATTATAAAAAGTTATATAGAGGACAAGGTAAATAAATTTTGTTTATATTTGTCTGTGACTCTAGAGGAAAAAGTACTTTGGGAAAAGGCTACTTCACTTGCAGAAGACAACCTGCAAGCTAGAGAATTATTTGAAAAATTAAAAACCAATACAATGCAACTAAAAGGAAAAAGGGTTTTGTTAAACAAACCAGAAATGAAAGAATCTCCATTTGAATTAAGTGAAGCTGACAAGCAAGCAATTGAAATGGACATGAGAAAGACATGGACTAAGTTAGAAGTTTATGCTATCGGGGATGAAGTAGAATCAGTAAAAGTAGGGGATAGAGTATACATGGGGATCACCGGTATACAAGCATCTGAAGCAGTAGAGCTAGAAGATGGAATTAAACTAATGGTTGCTGAAAGAGACATTGCAATAGTATGGTAAACTTCACAGAAGAATCAGAACAGTTGTATAGTAGTAAAATGTATACACCGTTTGATAAGATAGTATCTAAACAGATACCACTTGAAGATAGACTTGTAAATCTTGATAGACCCAAGTATTACGGTGGAGCAGGAAATACTTATGAGGTATTTAATGTGCTAGAAGCCTGGGGACTAGATGAAGACTTTTATCTAGGGAATGTTATAAAGTATTTAGCACGAGCTGGTAAAAAAACTTCTAACAAGAAAGAGGATTTACAAAAAGCTTTAGTATATTTACAAAGAAGAATAGATAAATTATGAGTGAAGAATTAGCATTTAGAGAAATTAAGGTATACTCCTTTGGAGATATCTTAGTTGGTTTAGACTCAGAAGAGATCAATGAGTCTGAAGAAATTATTGAAATTAGAAAGATGTTTTCTAAACTAACAGAAACTCTTAAGGATAACTACAATGAAAACAGATCGCCAGTAAAAAGTTTATTGTTTGATCAAGCAATTGGAGATATTACAAGAGCATTGTTAATGTCAGAGAAACTATTAAAAATGAAGTAATGAGAATAGTTGCAATTATAATCTTGTTTACAGTTATTGCTATGTTATGGGCAATAGCACATTTACTATATAAGCCTGTGTATGATAAAATCTCACAGCAATATGTAATTAATGAGGATGATTTTAAAATTGCAAACATTTGCATTGCTGTTATGTTAGCTATTGCACTAACAATCGGCCTGCTACTCTAGCCTGTTTTCCTTGTTTCTCATACAGGTAAAATCCCCGGTTGCAAAGCTGGGGATTTTTTTGTATATTAGAGTATGGCAGAAATCATTGAACAAGGCGAATTAAGTACACTTGGTACCACATTATTTACAGGTAGTGCATCACCAGTTTCTACTAAAATTACTGCAATGAGATTTTATAATCCATTAGCTTATGTACTTACTATAGAAAGATATGACGCTGTATCTGCTACTAGCGAAGTATTATATGAGTTTAATTTAGATGCAGGAGATACGGTAAGTGATAACTTTATATATGCCCTAAAACAAGGAGATAAGTTAACTGCTTATTCAGATATTCCTGGAACAACATATTATATTTACGGTATAGACTATGCAACTAGTTGATAAGAATGGTAACATATTTGGTGCTGGAATAGAAATAACTGGTCCAGATGGAAAGCCAAAAACAATAAGCGGGGGTGGTTCACCATCAGGTCCAGCCGGGGGTGATTTATCAGGTACATATCCTAACCCTAGTGTAAAATGGAATAATGGTTTACCAACATATAACACAAAATATTATCCATTAACTTTAAATCCAGCTGGATACCTTACAGCAATTACGTCATCTGATGTTACTACTGCTTTAGGATATACTCCATACAATAGTACAAACCCATCAGGATTTATAACCTCATCTGCACTTACACCTTATTTAACTTCAGCCGTTGCAGCCAGTACTTACTATCCTTTGTCTAATCCTTCAGGATTTATTACAAATGCGGCTCTCTCAGGTTATTTAACTACAGCAGTAGCTGCAAGTATATATTATCCACTTACAAATCCTAATGGATTTATCTCAGGTATAACAAGTTCAGATGTAACAACAGCACTTGGATATACTCCGTATGATGCTACTAATCCTTCGGGATTCATAACTTCCTCAGCATTAGGACCTTATCTCACATCAGCAACAGCAGCTACTACTTATCAACCCACGTTAGTATCCGGTACCAATATCAAGACAATAGCTAGCAACTCATTAGTTGGTAGTGGAGATATACCATTGAGGACTATTAATGGGTCAGGATTAGTAGGTAGTGGTAATATAGTCATAGCATCTAGCCCTTACACATTAATAGGTAACCAAACAGGTGCGTATATTACAGGTACTACTGCCAATACTGCAAGCACTAGCCAACGGATATTTGTCAATACGACAGCCAATGGTAACATCCTTCAAGTACGAACTAAGGTATATAAAATAAATAGTACCACATCTAGTACTGTTAGGATGTATATAAACACTAGCAACAGCTTAACAGGTGCTACATTAATAGCTACAGGAGCAGCAATGGCTACCGTAGGTATTCAATCTTTTTGGAGGGATTTTCTTATATCAGGTAATCAATTATATTGTTATATTCCAAGCGGTGCTTCATCATCGGATATTACAGTAGGAGGTATGACTCTAGTATCATTCAATCCTGCGGTAGATAACTACATAATCTTTGCAGTGCAGAATAGTGCTACAGCTGACTCGGTTGCTTTTCTTAAAACTAACGTGATGATTTATGGATAAAAAATTCACATATAATGACATTGAATATACAATAACAGGCCCCATTGAGCAGATCAGTGATACTCAGTTCCATGTGGAAACTGATAAGGGTATCATTCTAGTGGATGATACTATGGATATTTTTAAAGAATTGGTTTCTGAATAGTTTGCTATCTAAATAATTTTCATTATATTATAGATATAGTGTATGTAATTATTTATAAAAACAAAACGTCATGGATATTTTAAATTTTATTTCTTGGATTAAAGCTGGTAACTACAGAGAGAATCTTCCAACAGATGTTCCAAACTTATTAGCAGTTGGAGCGAAAGACCCTAGTAGAGATGATAGCTGGTTACCACTTGCGGTAAATGCGGCACCTCTACAATCATTGTATGATAATGGTACTGTAACACAAGCAACATCTATCACTACTGCGGTAACTCTTAACACATTCAATGGGGTTATTACCACAGTGTCATCTACTCTTGCTGCAAATGCAACTACATTCTTTACAGTAAATAACTCTAATGTTACTGCTGCTTCTAGAATTTTAGTAACTGCACAGTATGATGAAGCTGCAACAGGTATTGTAGTATTAAGTGTATCAGATATTGCTGCTGGTTCTTTTAAAGTTGTGATTTCAAATGGTGGTAACGCTGCATTAAACAATGTAGTGAGAATTCACTTTATGATCCTTAATTAATAAATTAAAATGTTATTGCCGGAGCTATAATAGTTCTGGCAATAACATTTACACTTACCATTACTCATCATGTCTATAGGTGACCTAAAAGACTACGGAAACAAAGGGAATAATTTTCCTTGGCAACTTAAAATGTTGCAAGGTTTAGATGCTATAAATAATAGCATCAATACAAATCTTGTTTCTGCAGGAGTAATGGCAGTAGATGCTTTTGGTAGACAAAGAGTTTCTAATCCGTTAACATTATTTGATTCTTCTCATAGATATAAAGATAATGGGTTATGGAATACATCAGCTGCTAGTGGAGGTGCTGCTGTATTTAGTCCTAATGAGGGTTTAGTTAACTTAAATGTAAATACAACAAGTGGTTCTCAAGTATTACGTGAAACTACTAAAGTATTTTCTTATCAACCAGGAAAATCACTTTTAGTATTTAATACCTTTGTGATGGCACCAGCTCAAACTAATCTTAGACAAAGAGTTGGTTACTTTGGAACACAGAATGGTTTATATATTCAGTTAAATGATTATACAGTTAGCTTTGTTGAAAGAAGTTTAGTTACT